CTTTTCTAAAAATGCTTCATACATTTCGGCGTTAGTTCTAAACATCATATCATACATTGACATTCTATCTAGGTATGCATCCTTCATAGCTGTCATTGAAGTTCCTGGTTCTACTTCAACTCTTGCGTCAGTTTCACCATAACAACTAACAATAGTCATATGATTCTTTTTTGCTATATGGCGCATTACTTGATTTTCAGTAAGACAATGCATATAGACATTAGTGATTCCATGTGATCGTAAGTATGTAACTGCACGATCAAACATTGCTTGCGCTAAACCTGAACCTCTTTGTGCTTTATCTACTGAACAACCTAATTCGCCCTCACCATTATATATCGCTGCATGACAAGCCGATATAATTTTGTTATGAGATACACATCCAAACCATTGGGAATTTTGATCAAATGATTTATCTACGTACGATTTAATCATTTCATTGCTTAACATTCCACCAAAACGTAATCGTCTATCTTCATCCTTTAAACTACAAAGGTGTTTAGTTAACTCTACGCTGTGTGATTTTTTTAATTTAATTGGTATCATAAAAGTACAAAGGGGAGTTGCCTCCCCTTATTATTAACGAACTTTTCTAGCTCTAATCTCTTGGAAAACTTCGAGAGTAGTAACCAAGAATTTCTTGATAGCGTTTAAAACTTTCATTCTTGTTCTTCCGCTAAAAATTGTTTCTTAGATTTCTTAGCACCATTAACTTCGATCTTACGAACTGGTTGTGCTTCGATAATTTTATCAAGAGCAATCTTTAACATACCGTTAACCATCTCAGCTGATTGAACTTCGATCTTATCAGCTAATGCAAATGTACGTGTGAATGCACGGTTTGCAATACCTTTGAATAAGAACTCATTCTCAGAGTCGTCTTGAGTGTTACCAGCAACAGTAAGTTTATTACCATCAAGAGTAATCTCAACATCAGACTGTGTGAAACCAGCAACTGCTAACTCGATAACGTATTTGTTATCAGCAAGTTTCTTGATATTGAATGGAGGATATGTTGGAATGTTCTTCGTCAAGTCTTGTGCTTGTTTGGCGAGTTGAGTGAATTGCTCATCGAACCCGACAAAAAACTTGTCGAAGTCTTTTGAAGATACGTTAAGTACATCAAAAGGTTTTGCTGCGTCAAAAAATTTAGTAAATGCGTTCATGTGTTTGCTCCTATTAAGCGAGTAAAGTTTTAAAGTAGTTACCCCGAAGGCGTAACTGTAAAGTGCTGGTTACGAGATCCAGCGATGCCGTGCGTCGCATCCGCTTTATTACGCTTCGTTACCATAGCGGTCCTAAGGTGAAGCCTTTTGTACGTCCCATCCCTGAGATCGTATTAGTAATCCTTACGTGTATTTCCGATGTTATACTTCGGACACAGTTCCCACTGATCACGTTCTTTGTGAGAGATTACTTTAATCTGTCTAAGTGGCGCTCTATCTTTCGCCATCTCAGTATTCACCATCGTTACTAGACCCCAGTCCGCAAGCAGCACTGCAATCGTATTACGACGTTGAACATCATTCTCTGTAATGGTTGAAGGTTTTCCATCCAATACAAATAATTCTTTAAAGTGAACGATGAAATATCTACCTTGTTTATGCAATATATGGCATGATTGAAATAGCTTACGATCTTGTCGTGAAGCAACTCCAATACGCGTCAATGTTTCACGCACTTTCAAGAAGTCATCTGGCTCGTTCAATGTGACTTCCAGCATTGAAGCTGGCGTCCACTCGACGCTCTTTTCGTTATTTTCCACCCTTGTACATCCTTTGTGTCAATTGTCCCATTTGGTCGCTATTGAGTAAAGGAAGAACTTGACGAGCTTTCTCGTTGCTATATCCATAATACTCTTTAACGACTTCCAAATCATCAGAAGAGATTGGCTTGGCCCATTTGGCAAACCTTTTCTTCTTCCTAACTGTATTTATAAGAAAATCAAATTGAAGCTTCTTATCAAGGAAACTTCTTTGATTCATCTCATTAGCTAACAATACAGTATCGTAATGATATGAAAGAGACCTATTGACCATAAAGGCATTATAGGATTTTTCACTGATGTCATCGACAATCAGATTTTGCTTACTATCGCAAATTGCATTTGCAAATTCAAACGGATTCATAATGTAGTCTTTTCAAAATTACCAGTGCCTTAATACTCCAGCAACGATAAACAGATTAGTAATAATATAACAAGCAATGATACATGTTCTGATGATAGCGATCTTATCCGCTTCACGATCGTCCTTACCATGTTTCTCACCAAGAGCCTTTGCCCACAAGCGCCACATTTTCAACCACTCCTAACGCCCACTCAAGCGCAGCTTGACGAGCATCTTGTAAATCTCTAAACATACCAACTGAAGGTAACTTCTCGTAGTTAGTATCTATATAGTCCACACACCAAAATTCATTTTTAGAATATATCTCAGCTCGTTGCATGTTAGCCTACAATCATTTGTGCTAGTGTTTGCATACGCATAACATCAAGAGCGATATCATGGCATGGATCATGAGCGATAAACTTATCTTTTAAACCTTCAGGCATGTAGTTGTTATTTAGTTTAGAACCAAATGACATACCTTCAATGTAAGAACGCGTATCTCTAATAGAACCCCAATGCATAGGATTGACTTGACCAGATTCTTTTAGAAGTGAATCCATAAAGATTGGATCGAAGGTATTACCACGAGTGAAAGCTTTCTTATGATTCTTTAGATCAATGTTATCGATCAAGAATTGATGCAAATAACGAATAGAGATATCTTCACTAGAAGGTGCTAATTGTTTCTGAGCTTCTTTGTTTTGTTCTTTCCACCAAGCCACAGTTTCTTTAGAGATAGTACGATTGTAAGTATTCACTTGTTCTGCAACATCGAATTTAATCGTCTTACAGTTATCTAAGAGCTCTTCATAAGTGTATGGATTAGAAGCAAAGCGTGATTCAGTGTAAGACAACAAAGCTAAGGAGATAACCACACCTTTGTTTTGATCTTGACTCAATGTTTCAAAATCATAGATTACACATTCATTCATTATTTCCACTCCGAATTAGCCATGACTTCTGTCATACATGCAACCACATTAAGTTCATGGTCTGCAACGAATGCATTCTTGTATTGATAGTCTGCAAGGATAAGAATCACTTGTGGAATTGATTGAGGCTGAAGGAACTCATTCAAGTTATCATAGATCTTACGGAAGATTGCATGTGGTTCTGTATCAATGTTATTGACAACCCATTCACGCATACCTTTAAAGTTCTTAGCTTTCAATGCAGTCATAAGATCTTTAATAGACTTATCATCAAGCGTTACAAGAATACCTGCATCAATAGAACCATTGAGTGAATATCGTTGAGCTTCATTTAAAACACGGCGCCAATCTGGAGCATGCTTCATAATCAATTCAGCCAATACACCTTCATCAAACTCGATTGATTCAGTCTTAAGAATATCTTTAAGACGATTCATAAATTGGCCACAGAGAGTTGCCAATAGTTTCTTATCGAACTTAAAGTCAATCACACCACATCGAGAATGAAGTGGTTCAATAACACGATTCTTAAAGTTACATGTTAGAATGAAACGACAGTTGTTAGAGAACTCTTCAATAAAGCCACGAAGAGCAGGTTGAGTTGATTGTGGATTTAGGTAGTCTGCCTCATCAAGGATAACGCATTTGTATCCACCTTGGAGTGAGACTGTAGAAGCGAACTGACGAATCTTTGTACGAAGTGTATCGATGTTACCATCTTCAGATCCGTTAATGATAATGTAGTCAATACCAAGTTGTTCACATAGTGCTCGAGCAACAGTTGTTTTACCTAGACCTGCTGTGCCGGTAAGCATGAGGTTAGGTAGTTCACCACTGTCTACGATTTGCTGAAATGTAGCTTTCAGTGGCTTAGGTAGAATACAATCCGCGATAGTTTTAGGACGGTATTTTTCTACCCAAAGAAATTGATCTTGCATTCACGAACTCCATTATAAAAAAAGATAGTTATTATACACAAAGGCGTATGTATAATAACTATTATATCACAAAAATTACTGGGAAGTAATAGATTCGTACAAATCTTCTACTTCTTCTTGCTCAGCTTTGACTTCTTGGAAGTTTTGCTTATGATAAATGCGAGCAAGCTTGCGAGTGTACTTAGGTGGAAGTTCAAACTTATCTTTAACTGACTTCAATGTTTCAGAGATAAGATCACGTTCAGCTTCCATGCGTGTCATTGAATTACTAATTTCACGCAATGCATCATACACTGCTTTACGATCTGATGGATTACTCAGCTTTTGGAGTAGTA